CTTCTCATGAATGTTTGATTACTAAAAAAGGCGCATTGAATGACGAAAAATTACAAGCACAAAACAACGGGACAAGAATGTAATGCTGCTCAGTATATTGCTGAAATGGTTTGTCTAAGAGAAGCCGAAAAAAAAAGAGTTGGTAGACCAGCTTACGCTCTTTGGAATACTGAGTCATGGAAAAAGAAGTTTAAAAGCCAAGTAACGCAAGCTTACAAGTTACTTAAAAAGTATAGCGATAAAGCTATCATCAACGCCTTAAATTCTTATAAAGGCAAAAGCATATACTCTCTACGAGTGAAGTTTCTTGATCCAGTAATTCAGAACGAACAAAGAAAACTCGATAAGGTAGACAGTAGAGAAATAAAAGAAGTAGAATACAAAGACAACACTTTGGAAAAACCAAGAAAGCCTTTTGGCAAAAAGGGTAAACTATCTAGACTTAAGGATTTAGAAAATGAGTGATGCAACACTAAAAACCATTACTAAAAAATATGGAAATATACTAGTTAATGGAGCTGAAGTATTTGAAGAATTACAAAACATGAAGGTTATACCTGTGAGTCCATCCCTTGACTATGCTCTTGGTGGAGGATTTCGAGAAGGTACTTGGGTTCAGATGATCGGAGACCCAAAGTCTGGGAAAACAACCACAGCTTTACAATTCGCAGCAAACTGTCAAAAAAAAGAATACGGCGAAAGACCTATATTTTATATTAATGTAGAAGGTAGACTAAGTGTCAAAAACTTTGAAGGTGTTGAAGGTTTAAAAGCAGACAAAATAACTGTTGTTCAAGCTGACAATGAGACACTAAGCGCCGAACAATATCTTGGGGCTGTGGAAAAGTTAGTAAAAGCACATCCTAATTGTGTAGTTATTATTGACTCAATATCTAGTTTAATAGCACAGCGAGACTTAGACGAAGAAGTGCGTGGGGATTATAGGCCCGGAGTTCCAAGGATTCTATCTAACTTCTGCAAGAAAATGAGTAGTGTAGTTCCTAAACAAAGAGCTATCATTATTATGATTACTCACTTCATTGCAAATACTGGAGGCATGGGCAAGAAGAAAGTTGCCGACGGAGGCGTAAAGGTTCGTTATCAAGCAGATACAATATTAGAAATTTCTTGGACTCAAGCATGGAAAGAAAAGAATGATGGCCGTCAGATTGGTCAAGCTATGCATTGGAAAGTAGTCACTTCTGCTCTTGGTGGTTTTGTTGGAGCTGAAGCTATTGGATGGCTTAGGTATGGAATAGGTATTGATTACAAACAAGAGTTGTTTGATCAGGCAAATGATTTTGATTTGATTTCAGCCGCTGGCGCTTGGTACACTTGTCATTTTTTAGTTGATAATACTAAACCAATCAAAAAGCTTTTAGAGTCTGAAGAGATCGACCAAGAAGACGAAGAAAAAATTATCAAGTTTGTTAAGTTCCAAGGACAACAAAGACTTAAAGATTTTCTTGATAAGAATGAACTTTGGCCAGTTTTGCAAAATTCATTAAAGGAAATGTTGTCTTGAAGGCCATTGGTTTTGATGGCCGAGAACGTCCGTGGAAGCTCTCAAAATGTATAGTTTCCGGAGATCAAAAAAGACCTCGAAGTAATTTGCATATTTTAGCAAGAAAGTTACTCCGTGAGCAGTTTACTTATGATACAATCCTTGAAGAAGTTCCACTGCCGGGATCTCATAAGCCGTCAAGAAAGTCTACTTTATATGTTGATTTTTTTATACCATCTCATTCGTTAGCAATAGAAGTTCAAGGGCGGCAACATTTTGAATTTGTTGCTCATTTTCATGGAGACAGGCAGGGCTTTCGAAAATCAAAAGCTAGAGATCGAGATAAAGCTAATTGGTTTAAAAAAAACGATATACAACTTATTGCATTAAGTTATTTAGGAAAAGAAGATGACTGGAGACAATCTATTATCAATAGATAAACTAGACGAGTTTATAGATATTTTGGACAGTTACACATCCAACATTTCTTCTGTAGAGCCAAACCCAGAGGTTGAAAAACTTATCAACCTGTCTAGTTTTGAATTGAAGTCCTTTACCTCAGAAGAATGCTGCGAGAAAGCATATGTCTTATATGGATATTGCAACTATCTACAAAAAGAATATAACAGACAGTCTGCTAAATCTAAATGGTGTGAAGAATGCATAAACCATGCAGTGTCTTCAAAGTCTCATAACTTCGATAAGTATACAAAATGGGAAGTTAAAGTTAATTTAGTCATTAGAGAAGATGACTTTATTCAAAAAGTCTGGAGAGTCAAGAGAGTTGTAGACGGTATAGTCACCTCTTGCTCAGAAACAATTAGGGACATTAGAAAGCAAGCCGACACCCTAATAGAATTAAGCAGAAGAAAATATAACAGAGGATAATTTATGTCGCCTTTAGAACTAATCAAAAACGGGATACTAGAAAATGATCTTGAAAAAGTTATTCAGGGGTATACTCTTCTTACGGGGGAAGAAGTCAGGCCAAACAAAACAAACGACACAACCCCAAGAGAAGCTGAAGAAGTGCAATCACAAGTGCCGGTGCGGTCGTCGGACTTAGACTTTACAGTAAAAAGAGACAATGCTACTGTCGGAAAAGGCGGAAGAAAAGAAGCAATACAGGTTGGAGAGAATCAATTTGTAGACGATGGTTTAGAATCAAAAGGGGAAGAGTTTAAAACGCCAGAAATCAGCTTAACCCCCCGAAGAAAACCAATACAGATGGTTGAAGTAATTTGCAATTCCTGCGGAAGCAAAGAAGAGGTAAACCCAGCTTATAAAACAGGTAGTTACCATCGTTGCAGTAGATGCGTAGGTTGATAAACAAGGAATAATTTGTACATGTCGGAATTGACTAATACGGTTGCAGAGAAAGCAGTCCTAGCCGGATTAATCCAGTATGGGAAGAATGCTTTTGTTGATGTTGATGGATCTATACATGAGGATTCATTTACATTAGAAGAAAATCAAATCACATGGAGTTGTCTTAAGAAGCTATTTGAAGACTCAGATGTGGTTGATTTACCCACTCTTTATGGAGCAGCCAAGGCAATCAATCTAGACTCCGTATTCATGGAGCGAGTGCCTAAAGATTACTACAAACGACTGTCTGCCATAAACATAAAACGAGAGAACATAAAACACCAAGCCTTAAGCCTTGTCAAAATGGACATTGCAAGACAGGTAGACAGAACCGCCTCTCAGATAAAATCTAATATCAGAGAAATTACTGGCGACGAAACAATAAGTGAAATAATAAGTATTGGAGAGGCTCCGTTTTTTGACTTTTCCAACAATCTAGAAGGACGAGTTGAAAACGATCCTGAAGACATCGGGGAAAATATTGATGAATACGTTCAACTATTAATAGACAATCCTAAAGAAATGATGGGTATAAGTACGGGATTTCCCAGATTCGATAAATCCATTGGAGGTGGATTAAGAAGAGGTAATATTGATTTAATCGGCGCCAGAGCTAAGGCTGGAAAAAGCTTATTTGCTGATAGTGTTGCTTTGCATGTCGCTGGAAAGCTTGGGATACCAGTTCTAATGCTTGATACAGAAATGTCTAGAGAAGATCATATCCATCGCCTGTTAGCTAACGTCTGCGACATTCCTATCAATGATATTTCTACTGGTCAATTTGGAAAATCTAACGGCTCACAAGAAAGAATTAAGCAGGGTGTTGAAACCCTGAAAACCCTACCTTATAAATACATCACTATTGCAGGAACTAGCTTTGATGAAACGCTTTCGATAATGAGAAGATGGTTAAAAAGAGACGTTGGTTATGACGAAAACGGTATTAGTAATCCGTGCTTAGTAATTTACGATTACCTTAAGTTGACGAGTTCATCCCAAATGGACAAGATGCAAGAGTTTCAAGCTATTGGTTATCAAATGCAGCAGCTGGTTAATTTTGCGATTAAAGAGAAAGTACCCTGTTTATCTTTTGTTCAATTAAACCGAGATGGTATAACTCGCGAATCCGAAGATGTGATTAGTGGCTCTGACAGATTGTCATTTTACTGTAGTAGTCTCACTCTTTTTAAGAGGAAGTCTGAAGAAGAATTAGCAGAAGACGCAGGAGAAAGCGGCAACAGCAAGCTAGTTCCGTTGTTAGCTCGTCATGGTGGAGGTCTTTCTGATGACTTTGATTATATTAATATGAATCTAAATGGCGCATACGGAAGAATAGATGAAGGCTTTACTAAATCAGAATATTTATTAGAAAATAAGCGTCATAAAGAAGGCTTTGATAACGAAGTTGATAATAACGAAGAAGGTTTTGTAGTTGAAGAAGATATTGATCCGGAGAAACCATTTTGAAAAAGCTATCTGGAAAAGAATTGAAATTTCTTTCCGACAAAATTGCGTTGAATATAGTGCCTGTCCTTGCTCATTTTGGAATTGAAGTGGAGGTCTCTGATGATTCCGTTACTTGCCCATGCCCTGTTCATGGAGGAGATTCTCTAAAAGGATGGAGTATGACCATAGATCGAGACAACGACTATTTAGGAATGTGGACATGCTGGACTGAACATTGTGAAGAAGAAATAGATAAACTTACTGGCAAAAAGAAGCATGTAAATAATCCAATAGGGCTTATAAGAACCTTATTGGCTAATAAATACGGAAAAGACAATGTACCTTTTGGTGAAGCAATTTCCTTCGCTATGAATCTTGTCGAAACAAATTTTGAAGACTTAACAAAAGGTTCTTCCAAAATAGACTTCACAAAAAATAGCATGTCTAACACGGAAAGAAACTTTGAAAGAAGAGAGCAAAACAAAAAACTTGGTTCTGCAAAAGAAAAAGTTCGCAAATCTCTTACTAGACCTGCTAAATACTTTGTAGATAGGGGTTATAGTGAAGAAGTTTTAGAAGCTTTTGACGTAGGCCTGTCTCGTAATCCTAAAGGGGCTATGAGGCAAAGAATAATAGTTCCTGTTTATGATGATGATGGAGAAATTATGGTCGGCTATCTTGGAAGGTGGCCTTCTGAGGATTATTCTAAATATAAACAACCAAAATGGAGATTCTCTAAAAAATTCTATTCTGGCGCTTGGCTTTATGGTTATCATCTTGCAAAATCACATATAGAAGAAGCAGGTGTTGTAGTCTTAGTTGAGGGACAGAGTGATGTATGGAGGCTTTGGGAGGCTGGAATAAAAAACTCTGTTGGAATGTTTGGCTGTAGTATTACTGATACACAATTAAGGATTCTAGAAACCTCCGGAGCTAAGAAGATTGCCTTAATATCAGATAACGATAAGGCTGGACAAAAGGCTAGAATATCTATTAGGAAAAAATGTGTGGGTAAACTCGCAGTAGCGGATATAATGATTGAGTCAAAGGACGTTGGAGAAATGTCTGCTCAAGAAATACAAGCAAAGATAAAGCCTCAAATTGAGAGATTGTACAATGACTAAGATATTAGGATTTTCTGGAGCAAAGCAAAGCGGCAAAACAACATGCTGCAAATTTATTCATGGCTATCAGTTAAGGTTTAATGATGTTATTAAAAAGTTCTTCATGGATGAAGATGGATCTTTGTTGATAGATGCTATTCAGATGGACGAACAAGGCAACGAGATAGAAGGCTTAGGCGTTCTTGATATTGAAAGAATGGATGAAGAGTTTTTGGAATATGCTTCGCAGATTGTATGGCCTCATGTTAGATCTTTTAGTTTTGCAGCCCCGTTAAAGATTATTGCTACTAATCTATTTGGTTTAGAGCATGCTCAATGCTACGGAAGTGATGAAGACAAGAATAGTCTAACAAAGATTAAATGGGCAGACACTACCGGAGTTGTTAACGCCTCTGAATTTATGACAGCTAGAGAATTTTTGCAACATTTTGGAACTGATATTTGCAGAGGGATAAAGTCGGATATTTGGACAAGCTCTTGTTTAGACAGGGTTTTGTCCAGCGGAACTGAATTTGCGATTGTTCCTGATGTTAGATTTCCTAATGAAGTAGAAGCTATACAAAAAGCTGGTGGTAAAGTAATTAGACTAACTAGAAAGCCTTTTGAAGATAGTCACTCAAGCGAGATATCTCTGGACGAAAAAGATGCCATGTTTGACTACGTGCTAGACAACAGTGAAAAGGGTATTCACGAAACAAACACTGCGCTCATGGAAGTTTTAAAGGAGTGGGGATGGCTAACGACAAAATCATAAGCATCCCGTGGGATGGAAACATGATAGATCGCGCTAGGGCTAAAGCAAAAAAACTTGGCGAGATAAGAAACTCGATATTAAAAGGTGGCGGTAATGTCGCCGGTTATTTAGGAGAAGAAGCTGTTGCGTCTTATATTGAGGCAAAGATAACTAGCTGTAACAAAGGATCTGGTAAGTATGACTATGATATCACAGCTAAAGATAGTCGCAAAATAGAAATAAAAACAAAACGAAGAACTGTATATCCAAAAGATTATTTTGATGTGTCGGTCGCTAAGACCAGCGTTCATCAAAGACCAGACTTGTACATTTTTGTTAGTATTGAATTCGAAGATATGAAAATGGCTAACGGCAGGCGTTGCTATTATGGTATCAAAAGTATTTGTATATTAGGACAGGCTAAGCCTGAAGACTTTTTTTCTAGAGCATCGCTTTGGGAACAAGGCGACATTGATAAACGAAACGGTTTTAAAACACACGTAGATATGTATAACCTGCCCATATCGGAAATAGATCCATTAGATGATAGTTTGTTACCACAGAAGCAGTAGTCTTGGAACATTAGAGTTTTGTCAACAAAAGTATTTTTTGCAGTACAATCTCTCTTTCAAAGATAAGACTAACAAGAAAGCCTTAATGGGGACAATAACTCATAAGGTAATGCAGACCCTTGGAGACAAGAAGGTTGCTATTCTTAATGGACTTGACGTGGTAGAAGACGAAGAAACAGGAAGAACTCTTACCTTAGAAGAATGCGATGATCTTGAATTGCTCAATGATATCGCTTTTGAATATTATAGCTCTGCTTTTCCAGAAGTTAATATAACCCAAGCAGATAAAAGAAAATGTTTGTCATGGGCCGAAAAAGCAGTGGCTTATGAAGGTGGAGTGCTAGACCCTAGAAACCAAGATGTGGTTGCTACGGAATTGTTTTTCGACTTCGAAATTAAGAAACCATGGGCTAAGTATTCATACGACCTTGGTGGAAAAACTATTGAAGGGTATTTATCAATCAAGGGAACGGTTGACTTAATACTTAAACAAAACGAAGAGTATTATGAGATACTAGATTACAAAACAGGGAAGAGGCTAGACTGGGCAACAGGCGAAGAAAAGACATACAGTAAACTGCAAAACGATACTCAGTTATTATTGTATTATTATGCCCTTAAAAACATGTATCCTGATCGTGAATTCTCAGTAAGCATATATTACATTAATGCTGGTGGTTTGTTTTCTTTTGTATTTGATGAAGACGATTACAAAAAAGCGGAAGAGATACTACGCAAAAAATTTGAACAGATCAGAGACATTCAAAACCCCAGACTTCTTTCTAATGAACACAAACATTGGAAATGTCAAAAGCTTTGCAAGTTTAGCGAAGAGTATGAAGACTCTGGAAAAAGCGTCTGTCAACACATACGAGATGAACTCGTAGAAAAAGGCGTAAATGCGGTCGTTGAAGAGTATGGGGTTATTGACAAAATTACTACCTACGGAGATGGTGGTGGTAGGTTAGTAGATTCAGAGGAAAAAGACAAAAAATGAATCAAGAAATAAAGGGAAATATCAAAGGTCACCCTAAAAGATCTTCTAATGGTCAAGACTTATACGTTTATTATATTCTTGGCGACAGTGGTTATTTTGTAGATATTGGCGCTCATGATGGAAAAGACGGAAGCAATACCTACGCATTAGAAAAAGCTGGATGGAAAGGTTTGTGTGTTGAGCCTAGCCCCGTTCACCAAGAGGCTCTTTTAGAACACAGAAGTTGTATTATCGACAACTCTTTGGTGTATGGAGAAAAAACAAAAAAGAAATATTTCATACATAACTACGCTGAAAGATATGAGGAATTCAAACGAGGTAAAGAACGCGAGGAAGCCCAAGGCAAAAAGGTAATAAACTGGCATGCTCACTTGGGAGGAGGCGGAATTGTTGAACATCTTGACGAAGGCTACGAAGAAAAACTTGAGGGGGAATATGTAGAACTAGAAACTACAACCCTTTTAGATATATTAGAAAGGCATGATGCGCCAAAGCTAATAGAATTTTTAGATATTGATATTGAAGGAGCTGAATATGAAGTAATCAAAAACTTCCCTTTTGACAAATA